CCGCATTAGCACCCCTAGCATTACCACCTGTAGCACTAGATGTAGTCTGTTGTGCTTGTAATGCTCCTGTACCCAATGGTTGCAACACAAGAGGTGTATTTGTTCCTCCTGCCGCTTTAATTGCAGGATAAGAAGCATCCCCTACCACCTGAATATAAGTAGTAGAAGCATCTCCAAGGGTTGATGTTCCTGTAACTTCTAGGGTTGTGAATTTACCTGTAGAAGCAGTTGTAGCACCAATTGGTGTGTTGTCTATACTTCCACCAGTAGAAACCAAAGCAGTTGTGGTTAAAGTTCCTGTGTTTGGTACAAAACTCAATTTTGTAGAACTTGTGCCTAAAGCATAGTTTGTTGATCCAGTTGTTCCAGGCGACAAAGTTGGATAAAAAGTGCTTGAACTAGATGTATTGTCTGTTACTTGCACATTTAATGCATTAGTAGATGTTGTTGCAATAGTTGCAGACCCAGCACTTCCATCTATATTTGTACCAGTTAAACTAATAGAACCACTAGCCCTATTTAATAAAATTGAAGTAGTTCCAATGTAAACAGTAGAATTACCAAGTACAGCACTAGGTATAGTCCCAGACAAATTACCAGCAGTTAAACTAGTTAAACTTGCACCAGAACCACTAAAAGCAGTAGATGTTAAAGTTCCTGTGCTTGGTACATATTGCAATTTAGTAGAACTAGTATCTATTGTAGAAGTTGTACCACTTGTCGCATTTACAAATGTAGGGTAAAAAGTGCTTGATGATAATGTTTGATCTGAAATACTTACAGATGCACTAGGAGTTGACCAAGTAGGCGCTCCAGTTCCGTTACTTTGTAAATATTGTCCAGTTGACCCAGCTGCGCTTATTGCTAATGCAGATGCTCCTGAATAAACAATTCCACCAGCGTTTGCAGTTAAATTGGCATTTGTGCCACCATAACTCAATCCAATAACCGATCCATTCCAAGTGCCTGATGCAATTGTGCCTACTGTTGTTAAACTTGAAGAACCCGCTAAAGGAGATGCCCCCAAAGTGTTGTAGCTTACAGTTACAGCAGACCCACCATTAAAAGATGTTGGAGATGCGCTTCCTGTCCCACTACTGTTAAAAGTAACAGAATTGGGCGTATTGGCTGTAACAGTTCCACTTCCTCCTAAAGAAATAGCAGTTCCGTTTACAGTAACGCTTGAATTTGCAAGATTACCATTAGTTATTCCAGCAGTACCACTTAAATTACTATTTGTTAATCCTGTAATAGTATTTGTACTTGCAGCAATTGATTTATTTGTTAATGTATCTGTGGTTGCTCTACCAACCAATGTATCTGTTGATGTGGGTAAGGTTAATGTCCCTACATTAGTAATTGTACTAATTACAGGAGCAGTTAAAGTTTTATTTGTTAATGTTTGTGAGCCAGTTAAAGTAACTACTGTGCTATCTATTGCAATTGTTACAGGGGTACTTCCGTTATAAGATGTTCCTGATAAACCCGTACCTATTGTTAAAGCATTGGAAGCAGTAGCAGTAATAGTACCTGATCCGCCAAGTGCAATATTAGTTCCGTTTACTGTAATTGAACTATTGGTTAATCCAAAATTAGGAATTGTTGCATTTATTTGACTAGGAGCTATAGAAATTGATGTATTTGTTACAGATGTGATCTGACCTGACGCATTTGTTACAAATACTGGAACATTACTTGCAGAACCATAAGTTCCAGCAGTTCCCACAGGGGTAATACTAAATTGATAACCAGAAAGAGTTAATCCTGTTCCAGCAGTATAAGTTGCAGTATTGCTAAACTGTGTAAACGTAATTGGTGTTACACCCAAAGTTCCATTTTGCGGTATGGTCGAAACCCATGCAGAACCAGTTTGAGATGTACCATTTTCAATAAACAAAAACGCTGCTACCAATTCTGCATAAGTTGCAGCATCACTTGATCTTGTCCAAGCACTTGCAGATGCCAAATAAATCCCATTATCTTGTTGGGTTGTTTGGTTTTTTACTAAAACCCTATCACCTACAAGAGTTGTATATCCATCAATTGTCTGCAATCCGGATAAAGTAATATTTGCAGTTGTAGCTACTTGAGCTGGTGCTTTAAAGGATAAACCTTGTAAATAAGCATCAACATAACTTTTGTTGACAATATCCGTAGGATTTACAGGAGTTGTACTAATTGATCCTGTATTTGTTTGGATATTAGTAAAAATTCCACTAGAGGGAGTAACCAACCCAATAGTCGTACTATTAATCGTACTATTTGTAATATTCAATCCGCTTTGTGACGGATTTACAGTTGCGTAAAATGGCTGCCCCTGCCCAATAAAAGTTTGGAATTTCCCAAAAACGTCAAAATATGCCTGAACAGGCAGTAAGTTTTGATCTGAAGTTAGAGCAGGAGCAGTCATTTAGTAAGGTATGCAAGTCATAACAATGACATCACCAGCAGACATATTTGCTGCAAGTCCAGTGGTAATTCCATAGCCAGTTACAGTTACTGATGTTGTAGTGCTTAAAGTCTGTTGCAAAAATAAGCCTGAACCATTAGTAACATCATTAGCTAAACACATCCATCCGTTTGGAGCAGCGGGAAGTGTCAAAGTACCAGATGCAGCACCGCCAGTACCTACAGTAACCGCAAAACAGTTTGGGCTTACACCTTTTAAAGTCGGTGAAGTACCAAAACCACTTGCAATAACTGGTTGAGTAGCGTAAGTGCTCAAAAATACAGTATTTGGAGTATTTGTATTGGCTACTTGATTGGTCATGATTGATCTGCCATAGGAGTAATATACAGATTAGCAGTCGATGTCGCAGTAATAGCGCTCACAGAAAATCCGTTAGACGGAACTGCAATTACCATTGGTGTTGACATGGAAATGCCGAGTATTACTGTGTTAGTAGGAGTTCCATTGGTCGGGAATACCGCTGCAGGAGCTGTGACCGAGTTCAGAGCGTTAGCTTCTGTGATCGTAAGTGCAATCGGGTTGGCTGAAGTGTTAAGAAAACCGCAATAATTGATCTGATCGTTACCCGCTGGGGTAACAGTCAAAGCAGTTGATGCGGTTGTCGATACAGCTACAACGTATGATGGGCCAACTGGCCTAAAAACGCTTGTATTTGCCATGATTAGACTGCTGTTGCAGGAGCTAGGCCATCGTAACGAACGATTTGAAACTCATATACACCAGATGCAGGAGTTGCAGGAGATGTACTACAGTTGCCAAACTGAACAGTCAATACGTTATTGGTCAAACAATCTGTTTCAGCAATGAAAATACCAGCAGTTTGGTTAGCAATGTAACCACCTGGTTGGATGTAATCAGTTGTTAACAAGCCTGGAACTGTAAAAGTCTGAACTGCTGTTGTACTTGCAGCGACTTGGGCAGGAGTAAGGGATGGTGCAATGTAGAAAGTGCTTAAAGCATTTCCACGAGCAATTGTGGTAGATGGCATGATTTTTCCTTTGAAAAATTATAATGAATTATAGTCTAAAAAGAGAAAAAGCTACCCCTTTTGAGGATAGCCTTTCTCATTTATTTAGCTTGGATTAGCTAAAGTCATAGCCGTAAACATACACATCGCCTGTGCCTGTAGCACCAGCAGCTGCAGTCACATCAACGTACAAAGTTTGACCTTGTAATGCTGGTGTGTTAGCAGATGCAGTTGACAAAGATACACCTAAAGGTGCAGTTGCCAAAGCAGCAATTTGTGTTGTTGTCAAAGCTGGGAACAAACTAGATGGTGAACCTACGTTTGTTGTTGTAATTGCCAAGTTTGTGGTAGTAGACAAAGCAACTGCAGAACCTGCATTGTTGACGTTGGTAACTAACATAGTCTGTGGCAAGTACGTTGTAGAGTTAACTACTGGTACTGGTGTAAAACCTACAGCGTTCAGGTTAACACCTTTAGAAACGCCTAACAAACGCAATGTTTGGTTTGTTGTGACATTACTTGGGTGTGCCGATACTGTGGTTGCTGGGCCTGGATTACTCATTTGTGTTTCCTTTAAATAAGTTGATTAAGATGCGATTCTGCAGGCAAGTTCTTGATACAGAGGCGCCCATCCATACAGCACATCCAAACGTGTTGGAATACTATCGTTATTAATGGTATATTGGCGGACCACCCGGATTGAGAGTCCAACTTCTTTATCACTAGCTCTACCGGCAAAATGCACTCCTTCTGGAAGCTCTAAATCGGCTCATTTCTGTTACTTTCGGCTTCCGCCTACTGACCACTTTTGGTGGCGGGAGAAACTCTTCGGATTCTCCTCTCTGCCTTCAGTTCAGTTATAGCAGAGTTCAGACTATCGCATCAGCTTTCGCTGCCATCCCACTTAGTCGTTCAGCCTGCACGACCTTTCGGTCTGCTTGGCCCTTGTTAACCTCTTCAGGCACTCCAAGTCAATCAGGGACGGTTTTCTACTTACGCTGCTTGTAAGTAGCCGCAGTCATTTACGGCAAGAGTAAAGGCATCACGATGGAAGAGCATGTTTTGTGGTGATAATGTACCTGTGTTGTTGAATGGTGTAACAACTGCTGTTGTAGATGTTGTACCAATGATTGCTGTGTTCTGGAACTGACCACCAGTAATAATCGCAGGAGAAACAGTAATGCTTGTAGCTGAAGTACCAACAGTTGTGGTGCTTTGAATTACAAAATTACGCAACTTGCCTGAACCATAAGCCTGGCGGTTTTGTGGGTTAGTAGCATACAAACCAGCGATCTGAATAACGTCACCAGCGTTCAATGTAGAAGCTGAAGATGCTTTGATCTGGATTGTAGAATACTGTGACCAACCACTTGAAAGATAACCAACTTGTGCAGTTGTGTCAGCAGACAATGTGTTACCAGAGTATGAACCGAAAGTCTGTGAAACCACGTTTTGATCAAGTTTCCAGTTTGTACCAGCTGAATCACGACCCATCAAACCTTTCCTGTATTGCTCC